GACAGTAGTTGAAAGAGCTAATGTAGGTTTGAGTAGAGTAAGCTAATGGCAGACAACTTAGGCTCCTTTAAAGTATTTGCTCAGGGTGGGTTGAACCTGAACAGGGACGTGTTGTCACAAGGTGAGACACAACCTGGTTCTGCTATATCCTTGCTTAACTACGAACCTGCTACAACTGGTGGGTACAGACGTGTTAGTGGATATAGCAATGACTACGGCACAGTACCTGGAGATAGCTCTGGCAGTGTCTTAGGTGTAGCAGTAGCTGCTGGTATTAACGATGGTATTCTAGCTGCTCGTAAGCCTAGTAGTGGTAATAACTACTTACACTACTGGGATAATACAGCAGAGTCTTGGACAGCAGTAACTACTTCTGGTTCACCTACAATGACAGGTGTATCCAAAGTAAGATTTACTAGGTTTAACTGGGGTACAGCAAAAGTTATTCTGACAGATGGTGTAAACCCTGCAGCTACCTACGATGGTACAACTTACACACAGATTACAGCTACAGAAGCCCCTGATGACCCTAAGTTTGCTGCAGTATTTAAGAACCACATGTGGCTTGCTGGTGATCCTAACGAACCTCATAACGTTTACTTTAGTGCACCTACAGACGAAACCAAGTGGGCACCTGCAGATGGTGCTGGTGTAATTAACGTAGGTTTTCCTGTTGTAGCAATCAAACCGTTTCGTGATTCTTTGTTTGTGTTTGGTACGAACAACATTAAAAGGATCGTGGGCAATAACATCTCAGACTGGGCTGTACAACACGTAACAGATGACCTTGGTTGCCTAGCATCAGACAGTGTTATTGAGATTGGTGGTGACCTAATCTTCTTATCACAGGACGGTATCAGACCTATTTCAGGTACAGACAAGATTGGTGACGTTAACTTGGAAACATTGACCAAGAACATACAATCTTTTGTTTCTGACGTTATCTTCAACAATGACCTAGATGCAGTTTCCTCTGTAATCATTAGAGGTAAATCTCAGTTTAGATTGTTCTACAATACAGACAGTGGTGCTGCTTTACTTGGTGGCCTACGTTTAGGACAACAGGGTGGAATTGGATTTGAGTTTGGTCAGATGATTGGCATTGAAGCTACATGTGCTGACAGTGGATACATCGACAAAGAAGAATACGTCATTCATGGGGATACCTCAGGAAAAGTTTATAGACAGGAATCAGGTAACAGCTTCGGTGGTAATAACATCGTAAGCCTTTACCAAACACCATTCTTGCACATGCAAGATCCAGAGCAACGTAAGATTATTCATACTGTTGCTACTTACCTTAGATCAGAAGGTGATAACGAGATCATAATGTCAGTTATCTTTGACTATGATGATACCACCATTCTTAACCCAACCAACTTTATTCTTACAAACGAAGGTGCAGCAGCCTACTATAACGAGGCTATCTACGATGAACCTTCTAATACAACAATATGGAGTGGTAACCCCTCTCCTGTCCAAAGAGTAAATGTTTCAGGTTCGGGTAAATCAGTTTCTTTTAGATATGTTACAAATGACACGAATGCTGCACACAGTGTCCAAGGCATTGTTGTGACGTTTGGAGTGGGGGATAGATTATAAATGGCAGGTTATACAAGACAGAGTGCTGCTGATATTGTTTCTGGTCAGGTTATTAAAGCTGAACCAGTACACAATGAATTTGAACAGCTTGTAGCAGCATTTAGTGCAAGCACAGGTCACAGACATGATGGCACTTCTACTGGAGAAGGTGGCCTCATTCCTCTAATTTCAGACACTAATCAGTACAGCAAAGTTGTTGTTGATACAGCTAACAACAGAATTAATTTCTTTACTAACGTTGGTAGTGCAGCAGTAGAGCAGGTAAGGATACAAGATGGAGCTATTGTTCCTGTCACTGATGAAGATATTGATCTGGGTTCTCCGACTGCTGAGTTTAAAGATCTTTACATTGATGGTGTGGGTTATATCGACACTCTGGCGATTCACGAGAATGCTACTATTACAGGTAACCTTACCGTTAATGGGAATACTACTCTTGGTAGTGACGATAGTGATACTGTTACAGTAAATGCTGATGTTGCCTCAGACCTTATCCCTTCTGCAGATGCAACGTATGATCTAGGTGCTACAGGTAGTGAGTGGAATGATGCTTACATTACTGGAACAGCAAATATTGACAGCCTTGTAGCTGACACAGCAGACATTAATGGTGGTACTATTGATGGTACTATAATTGGTAATACGACTGCTGCTTCTGGTGAATTTACAACTTTAGGATCTAGTGGTAACCTTACTGTTGGTGGAACTGCAGGAATTACAGGAAATACTACACTGGCAGGTACACTGAGTGTTACAGGTGCTGCAGGTTTTGCTGATACAGTAACTGTGCCAGGTCTTTCTGCCACAGGAACAGCAACTCTAGCTACGGTAGATATTAATGCAGGTAATATTGATGGGACTGTTATCGGTGCTTCTAGTGCTGCTGCAGGTAGCTTTACTACAGTTAGTACGACAGGACAGGGTACTTTTGCTTCAGTCGATATCAATGGGGGCACTATTGACGGTGCTATTATTGGTGGGACTACAGCAGGTGCTATAACAGGTACAACAGTTACAGCTAACACTTGCTTCGTAGGTGATGTTACTGGTGCTGTTTCAGGTAATGTAACAGGCAACCTAAATGGTAATGCAGTAGGTTGTCACACAGGAAACTTTGATGGTGTAGTTGGTGCTACAACACCTGCTGCTGTAACTGGCACAACCATCACAGCCAATACTTGCTTTGTTGGAGATATAACAGGTGATGTAACAGGTACAGTCACAGGAAACGTGACTGGTGACTTGACTGGTGATGTAACTTCAGTAGGTACTTCTACTTTCTGTGATATTAACATGACAGGTACAGCAGGGCTTGATATGGGTTCTGCTAAAATTACCTCTCTTGGGACACCAACCCTTGATGGAGATGCAAGTACAAAGTGTTATGTAGACCAACAAATCAGTAACCTAGTTGGTGGTGCTCCTGGTGCTCTTGATACTCTGAGTGAACTAGCTGATGCTATCAACAATGATGCAGACTTCTATACATCCCTTACAACTTGCTTAGGTACAAAACTAGCATGTGCAGGTGGAACTATGTCAGGGGATCTTTCCCTTGGTGCTAACAAAGCTACATCTACAGCTACACCTGCTACAGATGATACATTGACTCGTAAGGGTTACGTTGATACACAAGATGCTCTAAAACTAAACCTGACTGGTGGAACCATGTCGGGTGCTATTGCTATGGGTACATCAAAGATCACAGGACTAGGTGATCCTACTCTAGCACAAGATGCAGCCACAAAGACATACACAGATACTCAACGTGATACAAGACTAGCTTGTTCTGGTGGTACTGTAACTGGCACTATTGATATGGGTGCCAATAAAATCACTACGACTTATACACCTACTGATGCTGCTGATTTGACTACGAAGACTTATGTTGACGGTATTCTACAGTCAGCTACAGATGCAGCCACTTCAGCTACTTGTGCTGCTAATAGTGCAACTGCTGCAGCTACATCTGAAACAAATGCAAGTAACTCAGCTACTGCTGCTGCTACTTCAGCAACAAATGCAGCTACTTCTTACGATGACTTTGATGACAGATACCTTGGTGATAAAGCTTCAGACCCATCAGTAGACAACGATGGAGATGGATTACTTACTGGTGCATTATACTGGAATACTACAGACAATGCTCTAAAAGTATACACAGGATCTGCTTGGAACTCTGCAGCATTTACCCTTGGTGATGCTCTTACTGCTATTTCTGATGATACTAGCCCCACCCTTGGTGGAAATTTAGATGCTAACAGTAACTGTATTACAGGTGTAGCAAACATTTGTGCTACCAACCTTTGTGGTACACTGACAGGTAACGTTACTGGTAATGTCACTGGTTGTGTTTCAACACTGGGTAATCATGATACAGATGACCTAGCAGAGGGGACAAACCAGTACTTTACAACAGCTAGAGTAGACAGCCACCTATCAGGTGGTACAGGTGTTACTTACACATCTGGTGCAATAGCTATTGGACAGGCTGTTGGTACAGCAGACAACGTATGCTTTGGTTCTGTCTGTGTTTCAGCAAATCCAACTTTAGCTTGCCAACTTGCAACCAAAGAGTACGTTGATACAATTGCTGCTGCAGGGTTACACTACCATGATCCTGTTCGTGTTCAAACAACAGCCAGCTTATCTGCTACGTATGACAATGGGTCATCAGGTGTAGGGGCAACACTTACTAACAACGGCACCCAAGCTGCAATAAGTATTGATGGTGTGGCACTTTCAAGTGCAGATCGTGTTCTTGTTACAGAACAAACTAATGCTTATGAAAATGGTGTTTACACAGTTACTACTGTAGGATCTGGTTCTACTAACTGGGTTCTTACTCGTTCTACAGATACCGATAGTTCAGCACCATCTGATCCTGATGCACTAGGACAAGGTGATGCTTTCTTTATCAAAGAAGGTGACACAAATGCAGGTCACTTAGATGTTTTAAGTACTCAAGGTACAATTACTTTCGGTACTACAAACATTGTATTTGCTGAAGTTGCTGAGACCTCTATCTACTCAGCAGGTAATGGTATTGCACTTACTGGAACATCATTTAGTGCTGATGCAGGTACAGGTGTTACTGTTGATGGTAATGGAATTAACATTGGACAAGCAGTAGGCACATCTGATACAGTAACCTTTGCCAGAGTATGTGCTCCTGTCACAGGTGCTGTTACTGGTAATGCTGACACAGCAAGTGCTTGGGCTACAGCTAGAACACTGTGTGTCTGTGGAGCAGTAACAGGTTCTACCTCAGTAGATGGTTCAGGTAACTTCACAGTCAATACAACTGCTACTTCTGATCCTACACTTTGTATCTGTGGAGATGCTACAGGTTCTGCTACATTCACAAACCTTGGTAATGCTAACCTTAGCCTCACTATTGCAGACGATAGCCACAACCACACAGTAGCTAACGTTGATGGACTAGCAACATGTTTGTCAGGTAAAGCTGCAACAAATGGTTCTACCTCTAACAACTTTAGTGGTGCATGTATTTGTGCAGCAAATTGTGTTAGAGGTCAATTCGTATACTCAGCAGGTAGTGTGTGTGCAGCTACTTGTGTAGGAGCTAACTGCTGTGTAAAAGCACCAGTAGTTTGTGCTTCATCTGCCCTTAGAGGTACTTGTCTGGCAGCAGGAACCTGTGTCAATGCCCCAGAAGTCTGTGCTACTACTTGGCTTAAAGTAGGTGGCAGATGTATCTGTCAATCAGCAGGTGACTACGGTTCTATCTCTGTTGTAGGGGGTGATGGTAACTGGCCTGGATATAGTATTGCAAACCACACTGTCTTTATGGCAAACGGCACTGATGCAGGAATTTATAATGATACTACAAATGAATGGTATTTAAAAGCCACATGTAATGCAGGTACATGCCTACATTATAATGGTAGTGGTATGCTTTGCACTACATCTTATGGTGCAAGAACAGAGAACTGCCACTGTGTAGAGTGCTGTCTAAAGACAAATGTTGTTTGTGGTGTTACAACCAGAGGTACAACAGCTTGCTTCACTGACTTCAACTCTACTTCTGACTGCAGATGCAAAGACAACATTGCTACAGTAGAAGATGCTTACACAAAACTAGGTCAGATCAGAGGTGTGAACTATAACTGGAAAGATTCTGGTAAGTACACAATGGGTGTTGTTGCTCAAGAAGTAGAAGAAGCATTCCCAGAACTTGTTACAACAGATGACGATGGTTACAAATCAGTCAACTATAATGGCTTGGTAGGTGCACTCATTGAAACTGTGAAGTGTCTACAAGGTAAAGTAGAGGAACTAGAGAATGGCTCTAAAGGTTAGTGGCACAACTGTTATTGACGACAGTAAAAACATTCCTTCAGGAACACCATCAGTGCAAGGGACGATAGTGACAGCTACCGTCCTTACTGCACCTTCTGGCACTACAGCTAATAGACCTGGCTCTCCAGCAACAGGGCAACTTTACTTTGATACTGATGAAGGAACATTGGTTGCTTACAATGGAACCGAATGGGTTTGATTCACGATAGTCTTAGGACGGAGAATATAAATGGCATATAAGATTAATGGCACTACGGTGGTCGATAACAGCAGGAACGTCTGTGCCTGTTGTGTTACCTCGTGTTGTATTACAGCAAGCACAAAGCTTGATGCACCCTCAGGAAATACAGCCAGTAGGCCAAGTTCTCCTGCTACTGGTTCTTTGTATTTTGATACTGATGAAGGATCTCTTTTATCTTATGATGGTTCTGACTGGGCTGCTGTAGGAGGTGGAGAAGAAGTTATTGAAACACCATATATTGTCGGTAAATTTTCACATGAACATAGCCCAGAAACAAGTGCAGGTGGAGTTTGGTGGACTAATAGACGAACATCAACAGGTATAGTTTTTGGTGGTTCTGGAACTTATGAGACTTGGGAATACTCTAGATTCGTTTGCTGTGGTTGCCAAGTTAATCCTTCAGCAAATGGCCATTGTGTTTATTTAGCTTGGGATAGAACTAATCTTCCTGCTAAGACTAGTGAGGGTAGTGTTACTTCTGATTATCATATGGAAATAGCAGGAGACATGTATTGTACTTGTACTAGACCTGAAGGTCAATCAGGCAATTTTGCAAAGATTGTTCCTTCTGCATTTCCATACGGAGGTCTCTGTGTAGGATCTTGTAGTCAAGGTAGGGTTCTATATAATGTTAGAACTGGTAGTTTACGACTATTCCCAGGTTTTGTTGATAATGATGATGTAAGGGGTTGTTATAGAGTTTTCACTAGAAACTATGAGATTTCTACAAACTGTGCTGATGTGTGCTGGGCAAAACAAGCATTTTTAACAAATGGTAGATTTGCATACTGTGGAAATTCTGGCGCAGGTACTGTTGCATCAGGTGTTCATTGTTGTGGTATTTCAGTAAGTGGTTCTGCATACCACAATTCTGGTGCTAATAAAATATGTAAATTATTTCAAAATAATATAGTTGTTACTGTAGGTTTTTGCCCAGAATCTGTATTTGATTGTACCTGTTGTTTTGCAGCCAGTGCTGGTTGCATAAAGTCTTATGCTTATACTCGGTATGATGGTTCTTTAGGTGGATACATGGATTATTTTTATCCACATATCGACTATGCTAACAGAATGCTTGTTATGGCTACGTTTTATACTGGAGGTTGCTTCCAAGGATTTGCAAAGTATTGTTTGTGTGATGGAGGAAATGCAGCTTGTGTTCAATGTACATACCTCGTTCAATGCCCTGTCCAAAGTACTATAGGGTACAACTCAAACACTTATCAAGATAGTTACGGTGGTTGTTTTCCTTATATTAGGCAAGGTGTTTTTTGGTGTGATAGGTTTATTTTTATACCTAGTTGTTATGGGAACAGTGCATCCAATAGAATAGCTATTTTTAATTTTAATTACAGTGATAATTGTTGTGCTGGAAAATCTTGTGTTTATAGATTTTGGTGTAACCAAGCTCAAACTTATAGTATTCTTGGAGTTCTTATAGATCATAACTGCCATTTAAGAGTGTACACAAGCTTCCTATCAAACTGTTGCTGTGGTCTTCTTGAACATGTATGGACTGCTCCTTGTAATTTTGAATGGCACTGTTATCCTGCTCAATACGTAAACGAACTAAAACAAATATGTGGATCTGGATGTTATGCAAATTCACCAACTTGTGTTGCATGTCCTGACGGTGGTACTCTATCTGGTTCAATAGGAACACCTGAACATATTTATCAAGATCCTTACACTTGTAAAATTGTAATGAATCCTTACACTATTAGAAGAGGTGCCTCAAGGACAAGTCTATCTTTTGCTTTTGATCCACCTGCTAATGATGCAGCAAACTGCACAGTTATATTTAAAGCATTTGACAGTAGTAAAAATGGTTACTGTATTATTAGAGAATGTAAAGCAAGTTGTATTTACCCATGTGTTACTTGTCTTTCTAAATTCTACTGGATGGGTTTTTGTGGAAATTGTTATACTTTGAATTGTTCTCCTGCATGTCAATGTCTTAGTCCTGGAGGAACTGCTTGCTTTGGTGTTTGCCCAGGGTATCAATCTTGTCTAATAGGTCAAATCTTTTCAGATAATAGTGCTTGTGGTAATAAACAGTTTAAAAGTGGTCCAACAGGTAACTTAAAATGTAACTATGCAGGATCTTAAAGTTTACATACTAAAGTGAATGTGTTAAAATAATCACCAGTCCTTTTTGGACTGTAAAGATAATAATAAAAAGAAGAAGACTATGAAAACTGTTTTTATGATTGATGGTGGAGCAGGTAGGGCTATAGCAGCTATTCCTGCCCTCATCAAGTACTCAAAGAAAAACAAAGACTTTCGTATTATGGTGCATGGTTGGGACTCTCTATACTGGGGTATTCCAGAACTACATGATAAAGTCTTTAACCCAGATCAGAAAGGTGCCTTTGAACAATTCTTTATGGATGCAGATAGAGTTATATCTCCAGAGCCATATAGAGTACCAGGGTACTACAAACAAGAAAAGTCTCTTGCTGAATCATTTGATTACTTAATTAATGAGACTGATGATCATTCTGATTTAGGTGATCCTACCCTTGTAACAAACAGGAATGAAGAACTTCAAGCAGCTAACTTTATGCAGCAAGTTAGGCAACAGCAGCAGAAGCAGAAGACTATTGTTATTCAACCTTTCGGTAGATCCATTGAAAAACCACAGGAAGGTGTTTTATTAGACCAATCTTCTCGTTCTATTAATCCAGATACATACCTTAAACTAGCAAAGAAACTAGCAACAAAGTACAACCTAGTTTTGTTTGCTGAGAAAAACTTCTGGATGCCTGAAGACACATACACCATGAAGCCTGAAGCAGACCTTCGTATGTGGGCCTGTTTTATTGAGGCAGCAGACTACTTTATTGGATGTGACTCTGTAGGCCAACATATGGCAAAGGCTTTAAGTAAACCTGGATCAGTTATCATGGGGTCTACTTTTGCTATAAACACTACGTACCCTAATCACTTTAATATTATAGAAAGGAACGTTCCTAAAGTATATTCACCTATTCGTATATCAGGTCTTGAATCTCATTTAGCAGATCGTTTTAATGAAGGAACTGTTGAGTTTACAGACGAAGAAATAAACAAAGTATATGCTGACATTGTAAAAGATATCGAAAAGAAGGTGAAGTGAGATGAATATTTTAGGAATTAACCCAGGTCACAATGGTTCTGCTGCTTTACTGGTAGATGGTGAATTAAAGTTTTATATAGAAGAAGAAAGATTTTCTCGTACTAAATATGACGGGAACCCTTTTAGAGGTATCCTTGAAGCACTTAAGTATGGGATTGATATTTTAATTCTAGGAGGTACTCACCCAGAGTTTCCTCAGTTACCTTGGACAGGCGAAGACCCATACACTGCCCTTGTTCGTAAACATAACCCTGATGTTAAAGTTGTAAATCTTGCAAATGCACATCATGCAGGTCATGCAGCAGGAGCTTTCTACAACTCAGGTTTTGATGATGCTGTAGCTGTCGTTGTAGATGGGGCAGGAACAAGACAAGGAATAAAGGTCACAGATGATTTTACTAATTATGGATTTGAGACAGAATCTATTTTTGACTGTGACTACGAAGAAGGTGTAAAAGCTATTTACCAATCTTTTGGAGGAAACCCAGATACTCAAAGGATTACCAACGAAAGTATATTCATGGACTCAGCAGTAACTATTGTAAAAGCTTACGAAGCTGTATCTGAATATCTTGGTTTTGGTTATATTGAAGCAGGTAAAACAATGGGCCTTGCTCCTTATGGTAAGGCAACAGATAAAATCCCACCTTTATTTGTTAACACTAGAGGGGATAAAAATATGTTTTTCCCTAACTACCCTGCAGGTGCTCACATTGACCATGAACGTTGGGACTACTTAGTGCTCAGAGATGACCCAAAAGCTTGGCATAAAGATCCAAGTAGAGTCACTGATGCAGCAAAAGATCTAGCTTGGGCAGTTCAAGATCAAACACAAACTCTTGTTGGAGACTTGATCGAAAAAGCTGTAATGATGTCTGGTAAAAAGAACGTTGTTATTGCTGGTGGTTATGGTCTAAACTGCATGGCAAACTACTACTACAAGAAACGTTTTCCTGACCTTAATATCTTTGTTGACCCTATCTCACATGATGGTGGCACAGCCCTTGGTCTTGCAAGACTAGTCCATCACATAGAAACAAAAGATAAAACAAAACGTCCACTAGACACTCTGTACCTTGGTCCTGAACGTGAAGAGTCTTACGACTTTGGTGACATTGAAACAAAGAAAGTAAAACCTTCTGATGTAGCAAAGCTTATCTCTGAGAAGAATATCGTAGCTTTGTATCAAGGACGTTCTGAGGCTGGACCTCGTGCACTAGGGAATCGTTCTATCCTGTACGATCCCACAGATCCTAATGGTAAGGACACAGTAAACAAGGTCAAAGGACGTGAGTGGTTTAGACCATTTGCTGGCTCTATGATGCAGGAACATTTTGAGGAGTGGTTCGACACCTACGGTATGGAAGAGTCACCATTCATGATGTATGCAATGGACTTCAAGTTAGAGAAGCATGGTGAGTGTCCTGCTATCACACACGTAGACGGTACATGTCGTATTCAAACTGTGACTAAAGAACAGAATGAAACATATCATACTCTGATTGATGAGTTCCGTAAGATTACTGGTGTACCTATTCTATTCAACACTAGCTTCAACTTAGCAGGTGAGCCACTGGTAGAGACACTAGATGATGCTATGAGAACCATTAAGAACTCAGACATCAACTATTTGTATTTACCAGAGATGGGTAAGTTGGTACACTACCCCTACAATAATTCAGTTGTAGAAGATCTAGGAGAAGAGGCTGCTTAAGGTAGCCTGTTCACAAATTGGAGGAGGTTATCGAAAACCTTAGTCTTCTTTCTTAACTTCTCTTTTGAGAACTTCTTTAGCTCTCCTTCAGTGTCCACCCCATGACCAGTTCTTACTAAGATTGGGGTGGCACCAATTCTCTCAGCAGCTTTAAGGTCAGACATCTTATCACCTACATAGAAACCTTTATCTTTGAACCTAGTCTTACCACCAAAGATTTCTTTCTCTGCTCTGTGAAACATACCTAAATTAGGCTTGGCATAAATGTCCTCTTTCAATGAAGACTCAGAATAGAAAAGACCATCAATAGTGTAGATACCTGCCTGTCCAAAGATTTCAAACATACGTTGGTGTACAGCTTCTACTTGCTCATGTGTTTGTAATCCTTTAATAATACCACCCTGGTTAGTTAATATTACCACTTTGTAACCTTTCATACGAAGCTTGTGGATAGCTGCTAGGGAGTCAGGGTATACTTCAAAGTCTTCAGGATCTGTGATGTAGTGGCCTTTATCTACGTTGATGACACCATCACGATCTAGTCCTACAATAGATTTAGGAAAGACTGTAGGCCAATCTGGGGGTAACTCTTGTTGAGGTTGTTGACTTGGTTCTTGTGTAATAATATGTTTGAATCTGGACATATTAGGATCTTTACCTCATGAAGAAAGTTTTTGTTAATGGTGCATTTGATGTACTGCACTCTGGACACCTAGATCTCCTTGATTTTGCAGGGATGTTAGGTGGTCATTTGCTAGTAGCTATTGACACAGACAGGCGTATTGAGTATAACAAGGGTACTGGAAGACCTTTTAATCCTTTGTCAATACGTAAACATATAATGTCTATGTTGAAGCCTGTCAATAGTGTCAGAGTATTTGATACAGACGAGGACTTGGTAGGTATTATAAAAGCTTATCAGCCTGATGTAATGGTAAAAGGATCTGATTGGAAGGGAAAGACAATACTTGGGGAGGAGTACTGCAAAGAAATAGTATTCTACGAGAGAACCAATGGGCAGTCTACCACAAAAGCAATCGAAGATTTTATTACTAGGCGACAGTTGTTATGATGAATACCACACAGGCACTGTAACTAGAATAAGCCCAGAGGCACCTGTGCCTGTCTTTGATCTTACCTCAACCGTAATCAAAAGGGGTATGGCATACAACGTCTACAACAACTTAGTTAATCTGGGTGCTAGAGTAGACATCATAACAGAGTACAGAGAACGTAAACACAGATACGTTGAAGATAAGACTGGTCAGCAACTGATCAGAGTAGATGAAAAGATTAAGACTGAGCACATAGATACAGCAGACGAAGACGTAAGTATGTATGATGCTGTTGTTATCTCAGACTACAACAAAGGTTTTATAGAAGATAACGACATAAAAGATTTCAGAGCTAAGTATAACGGCCCTATCTTTGTAGATACTAAGAAGACTAACCTAGCTCAGTTTGATGGCTGCTTCGTAAAGATAAACCAGTACGAACTGGAAGCAGCAGAAACACTAACAGACGAACTTATCGTCACATACGGCTCAAAGAAAGTCGAGTATAAGAACAGAACTTACCTACCCCCTAGTGTAGAAACTCATGATGTGTGTGGTGCAGGAGATACATTCCTTGCGGGTCTTGTATTCAACTATCTAGATACTTATGATATAGACAAGGCTATAAAGTTTGCAATGGATGCAGCAGCCATAACTGTCCAACACAGAGGAGTCTATGCTCCTACACTAACAGAGGTAACACAACATGCGACTTGAAGGCTTCGTTAAGAAGGGCTGGGGTTCTGAACTTATATGGGTAACAAATGACGAGTATTGTAGTAAGTTTCTATCTTTTAATACTGGTGCTAAATTCTCTATGCACTTCCACAAAGATAAGAAAGAAAGTTGGTACGTTCTATCTGGCAAGTTTGAGGTTCTTTGGATCGACACAGAAGACGCCACCACACACGTTGAGTCCTTGGGTGAGGGCGATGCCTGGACGAACCCGACTCTTGTACCTCATCAAATCATTTGCTTAGAAGAGGGAACAATACTAGAGGTCTCTACCCCTGATTCTGTAGAAGATAATTACAGAGTAGCAAAAGGTGACAGCCAGTCATGAAAATACTCGTCACTGGGAGTAATGGCTTCATTGGTCAAAACATGGTCAATGCCCTGACACCACACCACGAAGTGGTAAAGAATGAGTGGGGCATGTCCTTTCCTAAGGTAGAAGGATTGGACTGGGTAGTACACTTAGGGGCTATTAGCTCCACAACTGAGACAAACATCTCTAAGATATATAGACAGAATGTAGAGTTCAGCATTAAGTTGTATGAAGAATGTATCAAGCATAACATTAAGTTTCAGTTTGCTTCCAGTGCTTCAGTCTATGGACTAAAGTCAGACTTCAAGGAGACATCTCCTGTTGATCCTCAGAACCATTATGCTCGTAGTAAGGCATTGTTTGAAAAGTATGTAGAGTTTAGAAATGCTGATATCACTACTCAGATATTTAGATACTTCAACGTACATGGCCCCCACGAGGAGCACAAAGGAAACCAAGCAAGTCCCTTCACCAAGTTTATGGGACAAGCTAAAAAGACTGGTAAGATAAAACTGTTTAAAGGTTCTCCTAAATACTTCAGAGACTTTATTCACGTAGGTAAAGTTGTGATGGATCAGCAAAGATTCTTTGATGTAGACGAGTCAGGTATATGGAATTTTGGTACAGGCAATCCTCGTAGCTTCTACGATGTAGCCCTAGAAGTCTCAGACAAGACTGGTGCAACTATAGAGTTTATTGCTTTCCCAGAGAATTTAAAAGGTAATTACCAAGAGTTTACTAAAGCAGACACAACAAAGCTTAGACAGACTTTAGCATTATAAGGTATTAGATAATGTCAATATTTAAAACAGTAGAATCTCCCCCAGCAGGAACAGGCGTTAAACCAGGAGAAAACCCTGAGATTGATGCAGCAGTTGCCTCTGGTGATTTTGGCATGGGTGGAGCAACAGTTAATGCCGATGGAAACTACGAAGTTAATGGTGTTGAGCTTACTTACACAGGTAAAGATACACAGGTTGTAGATCTTTCCAATGCTACCTCTGAGGAGATGGCTGCTATTGCTGCTGCTGCTGACTTGAAATATCTTGCTCAGAACACTGGTGTTAATACTGCTGACATGAATGCAGCATATGCCTCCTTGGGTATTGATCCTAATGATACGTCTGCTCATACTGTACTAGATGATGTGCTTAAAGAAGCAGGGTATAACCCTGGAGAACAATCTACATTCTATGGCAATAACTCAGCTAACGATGTTGGTGCTCAGATCCTTTATGATCGTTGGCAAGATCAACCTACTGAACAAGATTTAATTGATGCTGGTATTGATCCTGAGACTGTTGAAGTCACTAACGACTTTACAGCAAACAGAGTTTATCTAACTTCTCAGTTGGCAAACAGAGGTGTTTCTAGTAACTCGACTGCAGGTATGGCTAATGCAACAGCTAAAGAATTAACAGATCATAACAATTATATGGACAACCTTTTATCACAGGGAAATGATTATTGGAGTCCTAGAATATCTGCTGCAGGTTCCTACGATGAAGCCACCTTAAACATGCTTGAGTGGGATCTTATCAAGAAAAAGAAAACAAAGAAAACAGATACAGGTACTACAACAGGATCTGGGGCTACAGGGACTATAAACACTGGTGGTGTAGGTACTGGTGCTGGTAACATCACAGGTGGAGTTACAGGAGATGGGACTTACACTGGGCCTAACTTTGTAAGTACTCCTAACATTGGAAACATTACTCCTGTCTATGGTGACGGTCAGACTGGCCTTACTGAAGTAGATATCCCTACTTATGAGGCAGGACTAGGACTACAGCAAACACAGTTTGAAAACAGAGCTGCAGAGCAAGCTAAACTATATCAACCTCAGACACTGGAAGAGCAACAAGCTGCTGGTACTGCTCCTGCATTTGAGAATGTGTTGTACCGTAACAGGTTTGGTATGTCTATGTACATCCAACATATCAATGGTGTACCTTCTCAACCTATCCCTCCTGGTTATTTTAAGGTTCAAGGCTTTGGAACTGAAGCACAAACACAAGGTGGTTCTGCATCACAGACTGTACAAGGTAACAACCAAGGTGGTGTTATCCAAGGATTTAACACAGGGGCTACAGTAAACCCTGCCCTAAATTATCAACCTGGTGGTGAGGTTGTACAAGCTTCTGACGGTACTTACAAGATTAAGTATCCTGATGGAACTTACTCCCAAGCATATGACACTGCTATGAATGCTAAAGCTGCTAATGATACAGGTCTTTCTGGGTTAGGTCTACCTAGTTATAATGACTATCTACAGCAGCAAGGCATAGATATGAACCTCCCAGGGTATGATGAGACTGCATACCAAGGTGCATATCAGTCTTATATTACTGATCCTGCAACACTACAAAATATCAAAGCTCAACAGGAAGCTGCAGAGAAAGCTGACCAACCTCCACAAACTGGTGGTATTAATACTGACATGCCAACAGGTCAGATGGATGTAACTGCTGAAGATCTAACACAAGCACAGAGAGACCTAGTTGCACAATCAACTGTAGCTCCTGGTGGTGCTGTAGCTGCTGCTCCTGTGTCTTACCTTGATCCTAATACTTATGGAACTGTAATGGATTCCAGTACAGGTCAGGCTCTTGGCACAGCACCTATGGTGCAAGAAGATCAGGTAGCACAGATTGGATCTGTTACAACTGCTGATGTCCCTACTGGTCAGGGTGCTGCAACCTACGATGCTAACCAAGCATACACTGATGTACAGCAAGCTACAACAGGAATGACTGCAGCTACATCTACTGGACCTACACAAACTATAGATGCTCAAACTGCAACAGGTACTTCTGTCTCTGGACTTGATGCTGCCACAGGTACTGCTCAGACTGTAGCCGAAGCACAAGGTGATGCTGGCTTACCTACTCGTACACTACAGACAGGACCACAGGGTGAACTTATTCAAGGTACTGGTGTAGACCAAGCAAGAGTAGGTCAAGCATTCGGTACAGGTGAAGTACAGGCTGCATCAGTACAAGGTGAACTAGCTAACTTGATGGCTCAGTTTGAGGGTGGTGATACACCTGCCTGGGCTGCAGGTTCTATGAGGGCTGCTTCACAGATGCTTGCTGCTAGAGGTCTAGGTGCTTCAAGCATGGCAGGACAAGCTGTCATTCAGGCTGCTATGGAAGCTGCTCTACCTATC